TATTGCTGCACTTGCTATTGAAGTTGTAAAATCTTCAAGGGCAGTTAAGGACAGCATAACACTCCACAAAAAGGAGTTTGAATTTTATGGAGCTCTTGAAAGTGTTGCTGACGACACTCTCCTAAACAGAGAACAGGTGTTATTGGTACTGTCAAGAATGTACATATACCCACCTGCAAAGGTGAAGTTGATAAAGGACTTGTTTCCGGACTCGGACTCTAACAAGTGTGCAACTTGTGAAAGGATTGAGTTCTTCAAAGAGAGCATCTTCTCACTACTGGACTCTCCAGTGAAGGATCTATTTCTGGAGCCTGTAGTAACACCAGTCCCTGAAGACTATCCAATAAAAACTTCACACGCGGACATTGAATTTGAACGTAAACTTGAAAGTGTATGACGGAAAGATGGTTAGTATTACCAGACATTCATTGCCCTGCCCATAATAGGGTTCTTATAAAGATAGTACTTAGGTACTTGAGGTATAATAGAAATAAATATACTGGTGTTTTGTTCACCGGGGATTTCTTAGATCTACCATCAATAAGTGCCCATAATAAGGGACTAATTGTAGGGATGAACTTAGACCGGGAGTACGAGATCGCTAACGAATTATTGGACCTGTTCGATGAGGCAATTGGCGAGGGCAAGAAAAAGGTATTCCTTTATGGAAATCACGAAGGACGATTCAAACGTGAGAGTACTAAGTTAGAAATATCTAAGTATGGCAAGTCCATACGTGATATTCGGGATGCTCTCGACCTAGATGCCAGAGGGTATACAGTTTACGACAACCCTAGAAAGAAAGCATATCATATGCTTGGAGATGTCAAGGTAATCCATGGAGTGTACTACAACATTCATGCTGCTAAAAAGCACACAGAAGTTTACAAGTGTAATATCATGTTCGGCCATACTCATAGGCATCAAGTGTTTGATGAAGGTAAGTACTGTGCTTACAACATTGGATGGATGGGAGATGTAGAGCATGATCTATTTGACTATGCTGAAGAGGGTACCAAGTCTTACTGGGTGAATTCATTTGGACTAGTGGATGTGCATAACGGAAAGGCATCTGTGCAGATTATCAAGTTTATAGATAATCAATACTTTATAATCGATGGAGAGGTGTTTGAATAATGGCTTTAGATAGACCAATATACAGGGTTCTTCAAAGGAACAGAGATTTTATTAAAGAGACTCCCGGACTCTCCTCATTTGAGGAGATGATGGAGCTCAATAAGGATAAGTGGCACCTGTCCAAGTACAAGCCAATCTCAGATAGGTTTGATCCAAAGTGGTTTACTCCAGCTAGGATCGATGCAGATAAGAACAGAGGGAATTACACAATGGCTCCCTTTGGATCTGTAATGTATCGGGAGTACTGGGTGGAGCAACTCAAGAGATGCCGGGAAGGATATACCATTCATGGGTACTTCTGCCCCGGAGACCTGTACAACTTCCTTAATTTCTATGTTCTCCCTGTAGTGGTAAGAACCGGGAACAGAGTGGACCGTGTTTTGTCCCACCCTAATTTCTGGGAAGCCCATTACTGCTTTGCACATTATATCGAATGGTGTAAGGCACTTGAGAAAGATGCAGTGTGCGTAAAACCACGAGGAGTAGGTTGGTCAGAGTACGTGGCCAACATGGGATGCAATATGTACAACTCTGTGGCCAACTCTGTTACCATGTTCTGTGCATCGAAGGAGCAGTACCTTATCAAGGACGGTATCCTTAACAAGGCATGGAGAAATCTTGACTGGGTTAATGAGAATACTCAGAAGGGATTCAAGAGATTACGTCAGAATATCAATTCCAAATTCCACAAACGAGCCTCCCTACTGGATAGGGAACGTGTGGAGTCTGGATGGAGATCAGAGATCATAGGTCAGGTAATTGACTCCCCGGATAAGCTTCGTGGTACTCGTACAAATTACCTGGTATTCGAGGAACTTGGATCCTTCAGGATGTCCAAGAAAACTGTTATGACCGCAAAGGCTTTAACAGAGATCGGTGGAGAGAAGTTTGGAACGTTAGTAGGATTTGGTACAGGTGGAGATGAATCATCCAGTGGTGAGGCCCTAGAGGGTCTTATGGACATGTATTATAAGCCTACTGTATTCAACATGCTTCCGATCAAACATAGATTTACGCAAGATGGATCTGTTGTAGAGACTGGATTCTTCTTCCCTGTGTATCTATGTATGCAGAAATACATGGATGCTCATGGTGTAACGGACATTGAACTGGCCTACAATCACTATAAAGTGACCAGAGATAACTTTGAGAGCGAAGGAGCTGTTGAAGAACTCAGGAACTTAAAAGCCGAGTATCCATTCTGGGCTGAAGAGGCCTTCCTTAAGGGAGGTACAAACATCTTCGACTCCATCAAGATCGCCAACCAAATGCTGCGACTGAAGCAGGATAAGGATGTCCCTAAACCTAAACGAGGAGAACTCCAATGGGTGTACGCACCGGGTACGAGAAAGATCACTGGAGTTAAGTTCATTGAAAACATTGCCGGGCGCATCTACGTACTGGAGGAACCTGAAGTAGATCCTCTGGGTAAGAAGTTTAAAAACCTGTACATCGGAGGGATTGACGGAATTGACATGGGAACTAATAACTCCCTTGTCGGAGCTGATGGTTCTAAGTTCTGCGCGGTGGTTAAGAAGAAATATCTATCCGCTGAGAAGACTGGAAACTTGTATGTTGCATATTATTTGGATAGGCCGGGAGACGAGCGAGATGCTTTTGAAATCTCTCTTAAATTGGCCATCTGGTACAACTGTAAGTTCAATGTGGAACGCACAAAGAAGGAGGTAATCAGTTACTTCCGTGATAAAGGGATGTTGCAGTTCATGGCAAAGCAGCCTAGTATCTGGTCAAATGGTGTAGATGCCAGTAAGATCCAAAATATCTACGGATCACCGGCACATGAGAAGGTAATCATTCACTACAACAACAAGATCAAAGAGTATGTCTGTGACTTCAGCGAATTAATATTCTTTGAAGAGATCCTTAAGCAATTAGGGGAATACTCAATCGAGATGAAACGTAAGTTTGACGTAATTGCTGCCGTAGGTATGTGTGAAATGTTGGACGAAGAGTACGATGCATCAGGGCTTGTTGCGAAGAGTACTATGAAAGCTACAAACAACATGACATTATTTGGGTACTACTACGATGAGAGAGGTTATAAGAGATACGGAGCACTCCCAAAGAAGGAATCATACGAGGAGCAGTACAACAAGATCGGGTTCGAAGCTCCGCAAACTATTGATGATTTCGTATCCGTGGAGCCACTCAATTTTATCGATCCGAACGAGATCAATGCTGTTGGGAATAGCACTCCAAAATTATTATTTGAATTATCGTTATAAGGTATTGCAAATGAATAAAACATTTTGTATATTCTTAGTCACTATTAAGGAAATCAATCCAAAAAATGTAATATGAAAAATGTAAAAGAAAAAGTAGAGTCTGTTAGACCACTTAAAAACTTCGCTAAGGTAAAGGTAATTATACCTTCGGAGATCAAGACTGAATCAGGACTTGTCCTGGTTGACAGTACAAGGTTCAGTAAATTCTTTACCGACATTGAGATTTATGAAGGTGAGATTCTGGAACTAAGTGCCGGTGCCGAAAAGTTAAATGATGGATTCTTCAAGGTTGGTGATAAGGTAATCTTTGACCGTTTGGCCGAAGTAACTATCTCAACTGTAGGGGACGACTGCATCAAACTTGTTGAAGTTGGTATGCTAATTGTAAAGAATGATGGTGCATTCGGAGAGTTTGCCATTAAATCCCTCACCCCTTTTATGGAAAGGGTTATCGTTAAGGTAGAGCCATTGCCATCAATAACCGCTGGCGGTATCATCATTCCTAGCTCTGCTAATAGAGCAAGTGTCTTAGACAGAAGCCTTCGCAAAGGAACTGTAATGTCAGTGGCCCAAGGTGTAGATGAAGTAGTTCCCGGTGATGTGGTTATATTTGAAGATGTCTGTGGAGTACCGATGGTAGTGGGACTCACAGAATATAGGATTCTAGTAAAGTACGATTTATTTGCAATTATAGAGAAGTAATGAGTTAATCCTCATTGTCTTTCATACCGATAAAGGTATAAGTAGGAGTAAGTGCAGGGAATGTGTAGATGGTCTCAAAGGAGAGGTCATTGAGCATTTCCTGCACTTTTGGGTCATTGGAATAAATACCAAGACTGTGCTTGTCGTACCATTCAATTGTTTTCTCTATATTCTTCCTGTTGCTAAGTGCCATAGTTTTAAAAATTAAGGTGCAAAAATACAGGATTAAACTCCACAGTTTCAATAATTAATATAATATTTTTTATTCAATTATTTTCACAGTATGTCGTATCCACGTTATAATATATTTGCAAAAGGCAAAATTAATGACTATATTATAGGCTATAACTTGAAAGACGATGTACGATATAAACGCAATAACCCTTAGCGATTACACCCTAACTGAGACCGAGAAGAAGTCTTCTGATTATCTTGTCGCCTACACTGACTGGATGATCGCTGACCTTGTATTAACTAATAGCCCCTCCAGACTAAAGTTTGGAAAGATGAGGGATATGTACGAAGGGATAAGGGATGAGAGTGAGTTTCAGTATCTGAAGGACAATAAAGGAATCGGTAATGCAGCCGACCTTAAGTTTCGTCCAATCATAAGAAACCGGATAGATGTACTTATCGGCTTACTATCTTCTGCAACATTTGATTACAAAGTCTCCGTCATGGATCAGGACACATTAGGTGTAATGATGCAGGAAAAGGTATTCGCACATTTACAAGAAGTGTATGCCGGCATAGACGATCACATAAAAAGATCCAAGTTCCTTACACAACTGGATCCAAACGCACAACCAGGACAAGCCACTGTACCTCTTAACATCAAGAACCTTATTCAGGAAACAAAGGAGAAGGTTGATAAAGAGTGGAGATCAGTATTCGTACACTCCTGCAACAACATGCTCAAGTACTTCCAAGAGGATATCGACATTGATATGCTCCAGAAACGTAAGCTCTTATTCGAGGATCTCTGTGTTATAGGGAAATCTCTGTACCGGGTCCGCGCAATGGAGAAAGGAAAGATGCCTGAATTCGAAGCTCTTATTCCAGAGAATGCTTACTACCGTTTAAGAAGAGATCAGAAATATATTAAACAAGCTCAGAGAATGGTGTACGTTAAGTACATGACCAAGACTGAGATACTTACCATGTACGGCCACTTGTTGAAACCGGAAGACATGGAGGACCTGTTTGCACTCCCTACTATAACCAGAGCTGCTGCTATCAATAGTCCGGCCCTGATGGAACGTGTCGCGCGAGAAATGAAGGGTGATAAGCAATCCATCATGGATGCTGATGTTCTTGAAGTTTACGAGTGTGAGTGGATTGCGAACAATCCCTACGATATAGACACTGAGATTACTCGTGGCAACTTACTTGTGGACGGTCCTGTAGATGTTAGTAAGAAACGATGGAGACAGGATAGATATCAGAGCATCCGAATAGGTGCCGATATCTACGTTGACATGGGTAGAAGCACATATATTGTCAGAAGCAAAAAGGATTCCGACAAGTGTTACCTGACCTTTAATGGAATCCAATACTCAGATAGAAGTGGTGAGCCATACTCACTGTGCTGGAAAGCCAAGGATGTTCAGGACGACTTTGACATCCTGAGATATCATAGGGATAATCTCATTGCCAACAGTGGTGTAAAGGGGTCCAACATGAACTACGAAGCTATTCCAGAGTTCCTAGATCCTGAGCCAGTGGCAAGGATTATGAAATTCATCGCGTATAAGAAACAGGGTATAAGCCTCGTAGCTCCATCTCAGGATGGTGCTAAGGACTTTAATAACTACGGTGCCTTTGACGACTCACTTGATGGGAACTCAATAACCGCTATCAACGCCACACTTCAGATGTTGGATGATGATGCCTCCGCAATTACCGGGGTAACTCCGCAGATGATGGGATTGATCGAGCAAAGGGAGGCCGTAAGCAATGCCAAACTTGGTGTAAGCCAAGCGTCCCTTGTAACAAAGAATTTATTTGATCACCATGACGTTCTCACAAAGCATCTTATAACTGACCTGATCCAAGGGTGTCAGTTAACGCTGAACTCAGGATATACAGGATCATTTACTACTTCATCTGGAGTAAGTATGTTTAACCTGATGCCTGAGTACTTCTGTTATTCAGACTACAATATACACGTTACCAGTGCATCGAATGAGTACGCTAAGAAGCAGGAAATTCGTCAAATGATACCAATACTCATAAATGCAAAGATCATCGCTCCAGACATCGTATTTAAGATTATGATGCAGGATAGTGTGTCAGATATGGTGTACATACTTGATCAGAGCATGAAGGAGTCGAACAATTTCCAGAAACAGATTGAGAACCTGAGCAATCAGAATGCAGAACTCAAGAAAGAGAGCGAACAGGCATTGGCACAATTGAAAAAATTCGATCAGTTCAAGCATGAGTTAGAGTCTAAGAAGTTAGACTTAGATAGTTTCAAAGCTAAGAATACTTATGAACTAGCCAAAGACGCAAACGACATCAACCGGGAACATAAAGAGAGAGACATTGAACTCAAACTTGAAGGTATAAAACTAGAGAGAGATCAACTGTACCTGGGAATAGGGCAAGAACGTAAAATTAACGAAGATAAAATATGAACATAGTACTGGATTCTAACCTATTAACGGTTAAAGGTATTGACAGAGAAGGTAATTTCTTTGTTGTCGAGGATAATATTGGGTTCTCCACTGGAGATGGTGTTCAAGGATTCAATAACTTCAACACATCATTTAAAGATAGTGTGGGAGTTCCGTATCCAAAAGTTGATGAGTTGGCCCTGGTACTTTTAGCGTACTACAACTCTGGCTCAGGAGTTAAGTTAGTTACTCCAACAGGGTACTCCGTAGAACCCACACTAACTCAGGTATGTACTAACTATGACGATGTAAGGAGAAAGTTCATATTTCCTATTGAGTCAGATGGTTGGTATACGATCTACTCCATGGCAATACCAACAGATGTAACTAAACCTACTCACTATGATAAAGTTTCAAACCTTATTGTAGATAACGGTACAGTTATAAGTCCTCAACAGGCACTTCTGCTTTCTAATGTTCAGAGTACAAGTTTAGATAATCTCTTTACTCCCCACATTGAACTTGAACTATCTGATAGGATTGGGAAGTTAGCGGATATAGGACTTATAAAGGGAAAGAATAGTCCCGAGTTTCACGATACGTTTAGGGCTATTTCCTACGTAGAAACTATGCTAATCGGGGCCAAGGTAAAGTTTGAGGAGGGTGAAAAAAGTATCTCCCAAACATTAGTTGAAAGTGTATTAAATTCTAACCCATACGAATTCTGTTAATTATGGCACAAGCACAAGTAGCAGTAGTAATCTTTCCTTATGGAACTGGAACTGTGACAGGGGAAGGTATGTACGATATAGGTTCCACATTTACACTAACGGCTACTCCTAATACTGGGTACATGTTTGTGGGTTGGGATTGGGGACCTATGGGACAACAAACAAGGTCTGGATCTAAAGGACAGAATTCTTTACAGGATACACTAACTGAAGATACTGTTTGTACTGCAACATTTGTAGTAACGCCTGTAATTACGGCATTAGCTGATAGTTCCGGGGGCGGTATAGTTGTCCCATTGAATATCCCATTATATAGTTGGGGAAGGACTGTTGATTTACTTGCAACACCGAATGCAGGATGTAGTTTTGTAGCGTGGAAAAAAGCAGGTGTCATTGTATCTACTTCTGCATCTTATAGGATATATATTGGCAGTGTTAACGAAGAGTATGTTGCCTTTTTTAACATACCTCATATCGAATCTCCTCCAAGATTTCCGGGAGTGTACCCAACTATAAAAGAGGTTAAGTTTAAAGTATCTGATTTCTTGATTAGAGCTAGGTTGAAGATTTCAAACCTAGCGGTTGAGATAAATGAGAAGTCCATGTTTGGCGGTAACGTAGATGAACTCATTAAAGATGTGACTGTGTTAAGGTGGTACATTCTAGCAGTAAGCTCTGATTACTGTAACTGGACAGACTTTGAACTGGAACATAGGATAGACTACATTACAGACTACTATGACCTTACAGTTAAACCTTTATACGGTGTTGATTGGCTCGATAAATTCAAACCAATAACCCCACTGATAATCACAGGCATTGATGCTCCGGGATCACAGTATACAAGAGTTTGGAGAGTAGATTATTCCACAGCAACTGATTTAAGTATTGGAAACTTTGAACAATTTGTGAAGACTGCTGCACTTAATCAAACCTATACTATATCAAAACTCATTGAAGGTAAGCAGGTAAGGTTGATCATTAAAGGGGGAAGTTTGAGTGCTAACCCATTCCCCTCATTTTGCAGGTTAGTACAAGGGGATTTAAGTCTCTACAATCCACTTACAGACAATGTGTTTGATTTGTACGTAGATAGGATAGCACCAGGTAGTGAGAGGGTGTACATCTCTTTTGTAAGTGGTGTAGGAATACCAAAGAAACTGAAATCATTAATTTACGCAGCTTTTATATCTTAACAATATGGCATTAAAATTTATAGTTGGAGTTGATGGAGAGAGCAGGTACCAGATCATAGATCAAAGATCTATACTTGTCTTGGGACTTCCCGGTAATGAACTTAGTCTTACCAATCTATTGTATGTATTCAACAAGACTCAGG